TGTTCTAGGCACAGTAGGGTTCAATGGTCTATTTCCGGACCCACCGCCGGTACCCAGGCCTCTCACGCTAAAAGAGAAGGCCAAAGAGCGATCGGTCAGCGCCGTGTGCGAGCGAAAGAAAGGGCAAAAACAAAGCGAGACAGTCAAGAGACTGTGTCAAAGATGGAAGGAGCAACAAAATGGATAAACCCCAAGGCACAGAGGTGACTATCGGAAACAAAACTGTCTATCTCGAAGAAGGGTGGTACACTCTTGACGAGCTCCAGGCATATGTCGATAATGTCAAACGCATTGAAGCTGCAAACCCAAGAAAGGAAGAAAGTAATGAAGACGATAAAGAGTTATTCTGAAGTACTGACCCTCACCACGTTGTGGGTCTACGCCATGGCAAGCCTCGTGTTGGTCATGGACATTTTTGTTTGGAGGGCCTGAACAATGGATTACTATTTCATTTTTCACTGCGATGAGCTCGGCGTAGACCTGGAATGTGAACTGGAATACGACGAGGAAGAGCCTGAAGTGGGCCTCAAGGCCTCCATGACCCTCATCAGCGCATTGGTGAAGGAAAAGCTAGGACAACCCCCAAGCCTGGACATTCTGCCCGTCATGAGGCTTGAGTTGGTGGATGAGATCGAGGCGGCCGCGCTTAAAGAAGCACGGACCACGGGCCACGATGATTTTTAAACTTATCAAAAGGAGTAAATAATGAGACCCGCCGTTTTTACAACAGATGAGCCTCCCGTGCATATCGACGACATCCAGGTCAAGGAGTACATCCTGGAGCTGAGACGTCGCATCGAGGTCATGAATGTGCAGATGGAAACCTTGGTCAGGCAACTTCATGACGCGCAAAACAAAGAGTGACGAACCACGCGACCTCCTGGCCGACCTCAACGAGGTGGCCAGGGAGTTGATGCAAATGTACGTGGTTCGTATTAATGGACAAGACATCGTGCTCCTCGGACCGATCATGGGTTGGCCAGAGGGTACAGACACTGAAGTGGAAAGTTTTGGTTTTGGGGAACTGGTTCACGTGGGCAGTGTGATAAAGATGCTTCAAGGGATGCAGGGCGTAGGGGAGGGGGCAAGTGTGATGAGTAAATTACAATGAACCACGGCCCACGGGCTACGAGAAAAGATTTAGAAATGGAGTTTTTTGCGTTTGTATAGGCTGTTGGCTAGAAAAGTGAAAAAAGATTTTTTTTTATTTTTTTAGACGTAATAGACGTAATGGTGTAATAACATAATGAAATCAATGAGTTATGAGAATACAGTACATTACAGGATAGGTATAGGAGTAATTTTATATAAAATGCGCGCGCAACTTTTTTTTTGAAAAAAAAAAAATTTACTCTTGGGTAAAAACCTATACTGAAACGCTAAAAATACACAGAATTGAAGACTTGGTAAGTTGGAAGGTTTAAAAAGGAGAGAAAGATGACATTGAAGGACGTTTACAACAAGGCTCCGGTCACCCAAAAGAAGCTTCAACAGCGCCTTTCCAAGCCTGTGAAGCCCCTGAGTCAGCACAAAAAGCCCTTGACGCCCAGGGAATGGAAGTTTGTCCAGGAGTTGGTATCGGGAGCGGGCGCAGTCAGCCCTACTGAAGCGGCCAAGCGGGCCGGATATACGGACAACACCGCCCCTGTCAAGGGGTATCTACTGACAAACCCGGAACGCCACCCCAACGTGGTGGCCGCGATCCAGGAATACCGGGCAGAACTGGCCCTGAAGTACGGGACGACCTACGAGAGGCACATGAAAGACATGCAGACCATCAGGGACGCTGCCCTGGCCGCAGGGGCCTATGGGGCCGCTGTACAGGCCGAATACCGCCGTGGACAGGCCCTGGGCACCATCTACATCGATCGCAAGGAGATAAGGCACGGAACGATCGATTCCATGAGCAAGGAAGAGGTCATGCGCAAACTTGAGGAGATCAAGAAGCTCTACGGAGGCCCGCCGCCTACTGCGATTTTGGAAGTCCAGGCCACCGAAGTGGCGGCCAGTGTGGAACATGACCCTGATTTTGACCCGGACGCTGTTTTAAAGGAATCCAAAAATGCCAATCAAGCCAGAGAGCGCGCTATACAAGCGGCTAAAGGAAAATCTGCCGAACTGCCGGATAACGAGGCTTGAGTCCCGAGTAGGCCTGGGAATTCCGGACTGCCTGATCGCTTTCCCTGGAAAGTGGGTGATGCTGGAGCTGAAGGTGGTCAAGCGTGGCAAGAAGGTCAGCCTGAGTCCGCATCAGATTGCCTTTCACCTGGTGCATGCGGAAATGCGGGTGCCGACCTTTATCCTGGTCCAGTACTTCCCGCCTGGGGTTACCCAGGGAGGAAAATCAGAGCTGTTGCTTTTTCGCGGGGACCAGGCAGAGGAGCTCCATCACATGGGCGTGGAGGCTGAACCGCATGACAGTTGGGTGTTGACCGGCCCGGTTTGGCACATGCTCCGACTGCGATTGACTGGAGGCTAGGGAAAGTACCTAGTGACGTATCGAAAAAACGTGTACAATGCGATCCACCAGGCGAATGTTTCCCTGGTGAAACAAACTAGAAAGAGAGAAAGATATGGGAGTTTCCTTGAAAAAGCGCGATAAGTACGAAGAGATTTATCGCAAGCGGTTGGCTACAAACAAGGCCGCCTTTGATCAAATGACAGAGGAACAGCAGAAGGTTGTGCGTGACACCCAAGCGGCGTTACGCAGTTTTGTTTCTGACTTTTCTGATTCGTTTGACGTGACCACCACTACCGCACGTGATTTGCAGGATTGCTTTTGGCGCATGAACAATGCGTTCAGGACAGAGGAGGACTCAGAATGAAAGTCAATCTCCAATTGCGCGCCCAGTATGGATTGGGAACTGTCCATGCATACCGGAAACTTATTGGCCGTGAGGGCCCAGTCGATGAGGATGCCGTGACTGACATGCTCACCGATGTTTGGCACATGTGCGAGTCTCTGAACATCGACATGCGTAAATGCCACACCGCCGCGTTACTTCACTTTTGTGCAGAGAAAGAAGGTGCCCAATGAAACAGTATTCAATTGAGGTTCGCATGTCTTACTTTGTTTGGGTGGACGTTGAGGCGACCGATGAGCATTCAGCAAGAGACCAGGCATTGCGCCGGGCCCACAGAGAACAGCAAAAAGGCATGGGCGTTTGGGGTGAAGAGCCCCAGGTCACAGCAATGATTCAAGGGGAGACAGTCGAATGAAAGAACAAATCAGAGAACTACTGAAGGAATGGCACCCCGCCGAGATCGGCCGCCTGGTTGGGATACCTAGCAACGACGCCAAAAAAATCGTGCGTGAAATTTACTTCGAGTGGGGCTACACCGACCCGGAGGATTGGGAAGTGCAAGAGGTGGGGGATTGTCAGTTTGTTTTGTTTTTGAAACAGGGTGATGAATGGATCGACGAGAACGGGGACTACCGGTTTTTCGACACTAAGGAACAGGCCCTCAATCACCTGCATTTCTCGTTGAGGTTGTGGCATGACCAGGTGGCCTTGAACACATTTTCATGATTAGGCGTGTGTGATGAGGCCGTCCAAGCTACCAGAGAGGTACAGGAAACAACCAAGCGGGCCGGACGAGAAATCCGAAAGCCCGATCACTTTCAAACATGCTTGGAAGTTGTTCGTTTTTATTGTTGTGCACCGAATTATCGGAGGAGGTAAAAAATGAAAGTTAAGCAGCTTATTGAAATTCTGATGGAACAACCCGCCAATGCGAATGTGTCTATTTGGATCGATGGTGAACGCCTTGATCTACTTGACGTAGATGCGTCATTTGTTGACGAGCACAATTTTGTGGAGCTAAATGCGGGAGAGGACAAATATGTGCATTGTCTTAAATGCGATCACGTGTGGAATGAATCGCAGTCACTGAGCGTTTGCTCGCATTGCGGAAATACGGACATGCAACAAACTGTTTATCAACTCGCCCAAACATTTAGTTGACAAGATTTTTCGATACGTGTTATATTTCACCCAGGTCATGCGATTCGCGCGTGGCCGCAACCTAGAAAGAGAGAAAGAACATGGAAACATTGAATCCAATTTTGAACGCCCTGGTGCAAGACATTGTGCGCCAGTTGACCCCGGTTGTTGTGCAAGCGATTGCTAAAGACCTGGAAGATTACCGGCTCCAAACCGATCAGAAAATTTCTGATGCGTTGGACGTAAGCCGTAATTGGGTACGCGGGGTTGTGGGCGAAGTACTGGACGAGGACTTACGCGGCCGCGTTGCTGACGTGATTGAAACCATGGATGATCAACACATTATTGACGTTGACGCGATGGCCGCCCGGGTGATCGATAACCTGGACATGAGCGACCTGGCCGAAAAAGTGTTTGAAGAAGTAGACCTTACCGACCTGGCCGAAAAAGTAGTTGACGAGATCGACCTGGAAGACAAGATCAAAGAGTTTTTCAACGACAACTC